GGTTTCAAATTAATATCGCGCCCGAAATAAATTGGGAAGACCCGATGGTCAGCCAGATGTTTCATGCGTGGGTTGCAGGGAGCGGCATAACCGAATGGGAGTCCGATGAAGATGTTGCTGCGCGTGAACGCAAGAAGGAATTGCAGGCGGCATCAAAAGCAAAGATGGACAAGTTAAGACAAGAACACAGGAGAAATAATTGATTATCGAGAGCGTAAGTTTTAACCGGGTGTGGTACTGGGTAAATGTTCTGTGGGCTAAGTCCCTCGCCGCGTTTGTCATGTTCTTTATTGGCATGTGGATAGGGCAGGTGCAGACTGAAAGCCGCGTCACATCTGACTGCAAGTTTGCAGGTGCGTTCCGGGTAGAGATACAGGCATACAACTGTCAGAGGAGGATATAGATGAGATACGAAGTCTATGACGAGGAGGGCAAGCTCTTCCGCAAGTTCTGGGATCGACATGAAGCAGAGAAGTTTATGCAGCAAGGCTGGAAGCTGATAACCAAAGCCAAGCACAAAGATGCGAAGCCAACGCCGGAAACATACGGAGAAGCATTGGTATGAAACCACCTGAGATTGTAGCCGTGGCGTTCTATGTAGCCATCGCCCTGTTCAGTTTGTATTACGGAGCGAAGGTTGTTTCAGACGAGCCGCAGGTGATGTGTGGCGTGGCTGAGATCAGCCCAGACTTTAGCGCAACGGACAGAGCAAGGTGCAGACAGATGAGGGGGCATAAGTTATGAAACCAACACAAGAGCAAACAACAACAATCACGCTGACCGCAAACAACACAAAGACCATTCGAGTCCAAGAGGTTGAGATTGAGTTCACCGAATGGATGCACCCGATGTTGGGCGTTATCCCTATTGATCCAAATACACCGTTAATCTTGAAAGCAAAGATTCGGGAGGAAGTATGAAGCCAACACAAGAGCAAGTCATCGCATGGGCACGGGAAGCGGGAATTAAATTCGACCCTAGATGGGGAACCTGCTACACCGGCAATTCACAATTAGAAATCGCTTTTACCCTCGCCTATGAAGCAGGTCGCAAGGATGAGAATGAGGCGTGTGCGTTAGCTGCCGAAGCTGTTGTTCCTAGACATACTGAATGCGGCAACAAAATAGCGGCGGCTATCCGCGCAAGGGGGCAGGGATGAAAAAACGCCTTGATTTTTGGCTAACCTTTGCGGCACTTGTGTATGTCTTGAATCTGCTTGGCTGGATGCTTTGGTTTATTTTTCGAGCAAGGGGGCAGTCATGACTGACAACGTAATTCCTTTTGGCGGGATAACCCGACTTGATATTGACCCTGACCGTGTGCTCAGTAGTGCGGTAGGCAAACTTGAATGCGTTGTGGTCGTTGGGTTGGGCAAGGATGGCGAGGAGTACTTTGCTTCGTCAATGGCTGATGGCGCTGATGCACTGTGGTATCTGGAGCGGTGCAAGAAGATGTTACTTGATATAGCGGGGGAGCGATGACTGACAGAGAACTGATGCAGCAGGCGCTGGATGTAATGCTTGCTGCGATCAAGGCGGGTGATTGGAAAGTAGATGGTGCTTGCGATCCAGACTATGTACTCGAAGCCATCCGCACTCGACTCTCACAATGCGAACGATGCGGCGAAGTCAACCCGGCTGAGATACATACCTGCTCACCACAGGAGCCTGTGGCTTGGTTTTGTGAACTGCCTGACAACAAAATTTCAATCAAAATCGTAGGTAAACCAACGGAGGGCAACTGGAAACCACTTTACACCACCCCACCACAACGAATCTGGCAAGGGTTGACGGATGAGGAAAGGCTTGAAGCTGAACAGGACTGTTACTTTATGGACGAGTTCGACACGGCTCTCTACGCCGAGAATATCGAAGCCAAGCTGAAGGAAAAGAACAATGGATGACTACGTGATTGACGGCGACTTGGTTTTTAGTGACCGGCGTTCCGCATTGAAGTTTTACCGTGAGCAGTATCACAAGAAGAAAGAATGGCAAGGGCTGACGGATGAAGACTGCGAGGAGGTTGAACGCTGGATTGAGTTTAAAGAAGAGGGCAGTGGTCGCATACCAACACGCAAACTAATCCTATACATTGAAGCCGCACTGAAAGCCAAAAATGCCTGACATAAAACTATACGACTACCAGCGAGAGCCGCATAACCCGCGAGTTAAGTACACAGTGAGTTATCCGATGCCAGAAAAGAAGTCGGACTCACTACGTTGCAACGCCCCGTGGGTGGATAACCATATGCTCTGCTGCTACTTCGATGACAACGAGAAACTTATTGGCGCTAGGTTTGTGTACAAGAACGGGGCGTATGTGGACTTGATAAAAGTGGAGGACAAATGATCGATGCAAGAAAACTACAGTGCTACACGATGGCATACAGGTTGCGCGGGTATGCCGAGGGGCTGGACGAAGATAGGCATGAAGCGTTAGTTGCTATGCTGATGAAGGCAGCAATGTTATTAGAAGAAACGTGGGACGATTACCAATCCACATTACCACCAGACCAACGGATAGGGAGTTAAAGATGAGCGAAGCATTTCACAACGCATTCGGGACTGACCCACGTAAACTTGTACGCAGAGATGCCCCAGACACAAGCATCGAAGCCGCAGCCAACGTAGATACAAGTGCGCTGGAGTGGATTGTTTATAAGGCGATCCGCAGCTACGGCGATCATGGGTGCATTAGCGATCAATTACTCACCATATTTAACACTTACCCATACAGCAGCATCACGGCGCGGTATAGAGCGTTACTGGATAAGAACTATATAGAAGATACTGGAGAGCGTAGGCCGGGCAAGTCGGGGCGCAACCAGCGCGTCATGCGAGCAGTCAAGCGGGGCGCATGATGGAGACGTTCGTAATGTTCACTATGCTGGGGGGCTTCCTGATGGGTGTGGGGTCTACCATTATCGTACTTGGCTTGGCTTTTTATATTTGGGGGAAGTAATGAGACCGTTAACAGCAACAGAAACAAAATTATTTACACATCTGAAAAAGAAGTTTGAACTCAGGAACAGTGCAGAGTTGGCGAAGTTTCTTGGGGTGAGTCCTGCGGCACTGAGCAAGATTCGGCATGGGGTGAAGCCTTACACTGCTGAGTTTATTTTGGCAGTGTATGACGCAGCCGGGATGTCCATCGAGGAAATTCGTCGGCTGATCAAGGACTGACATGGCTAACACTCCTGAAAAGAAAGTTAAGGATAAGGTTCGTAAGATACTGGATGCCGCAGGGGCGTACCACTTCATGCCAGCGACACATGGGTTTGGTGCTTCGGGTATACCCGACATCATCGGCTGTTACTACGGCGCGTTCTTCGCTATCGAGTGCAAGGCTGGCACAGGTAGGACAACGGCTTTACAGGATAGAAACCTTAATATGATCTCGAAGGTGGGCGGTTACTCTGAGGTTATTAATGAGTCTAACCTGATTGACGTGGAACTAATGCTCGCTCGAATTAAAGCGGAGTTCCGCAGTGCCCAAAGCTAAGAGCGTCAACACGCTGCGCTGTCGCAAGCTGGATGTGATTGATATATTAAGACGTTCGTATGCGCTGTCCATACTGGAGTTGGCAAGACGGATGAGGATGAGTCCGCGCAGCATACAGAGATACTTGCACGAGTTGGAGAAAGATCGGCGTGTGTTTAGGCATTACACATGGCCGAAAGCGGGGGCGAAGAAGCCCATTTACTATTACTCATTATCGAGGCGCAAATGAATGCGATCAAAGCACTTATAGAAAGAATGGGTCAGGCACCGGGAGAGTTTGTTGTAGAGGGTAGTACGCAGCGCACCCGCTGGGAACATATTACACAGGGTATCTATGACGAGAACAACTCAAAACCGCTTATATTCACTCAGGAAGAGATCGACGCTTATCTAGCCGCCCTTAGTAAAATCATTCGTACTCAGATAGAAGAACAGATTTGCATTGAGATACTGAACCCGCTACGCCCGGATAGGGGCGAACAGTTGGAGTTGTTCCCGGCACAGAGCGCGTATCCACCGGGATCAATAAGATCAATGACCGCAGGTAATTCGTTAACCCAGCAAGATATAACAAGAGAAGCGTTGAAGATACTTGAACAAGAGATGTACAAAAATCACAAACCAAAGAAGCTGATCCTATGAAAATAATTACAGTTGACTTCGAGTCCTACTACGGCAAAGCCCTTGGATTTAAAACACATACAACCGAAGAGTACGTGCGTCACTCAGACTTTGAGGTGATCGGCGTAGGTATAAAGAAAGGTAGAGATGAAACGCAATGGTTCAGCGGGACTCACAAAGAGACACAGGCATTCCTCGATCAATTCGACTGGGCGAATAACTACGTCCTTGCCCACAACACCGCCTTTGACGGGGCAATACTGTCGTGGCTTTTCGGGGTTAAGCCGAAAGGTTGGCTGGACACTCTTTCGATGGCACGTGCTATCCACGGCGTGGATGCAGGAGGTAGTCTCGCAGTATTGGCAGAGAGGTATGGAATTGGTAAGAAGGGCGAGGAAGTAATCAACGCGATAGAAAAACGCCGCAAAGACTTCTCACCAGAAGAGCTTGCCCGGTACGGTGAGTACTGCCGCAATGACGTGGAGTTGTGCTACGAGTTGTTCGACATCTTCATGCAATCGTTTCCTGTAGCGGAACTGAAGGTTATAGACACGACGCTCAAGATGTTTGTGGAACCCATCCTTGAGTTGGACTTACCGTTGTTGGAGCAGCACCTAGAAGATGTTAAGGAGCGCAAGGAGAAGTTATTGGAAGCCGCTGTCGCTCATATAGATGACCTGATGTCGAACGATAAGTTTGCGGATTTGTTGAAGAAGCTGGACGTTGTGCCCCCCACCAAGATCAGCGCACGGACAGGCAAGGAAGCATGGGCGTTCGCCAAGACGGATGAAGAGTTCAAGAAACTTGCGGAGCACTCTGACCCACGAGTGCAAGCCTTGGTCGCAGCGAGACTGGGGAACAAGACTACGTTAGAAGAGACACGTACACAACGCTTTATAGACATCGCTAAACGCGGGGCCATGCCGGTCCCATTAAAGTACTACGCCGCGCATACTGGGCGTTGGGGTGGTGACGATAAAGTGAATCTGCAAAACCTGCCAAGCCGTGGACAGAACGCAGGTAAGTTAAAGAAGGCGATACGTGCCCCCAAGGGCTACGTGCTGATCGATGCTGACTCTGCACAGATCGAGGCGCGGACTCTTGCGTGGCTGGCTGAACAGGACGATTTGGTAAAGGCGTTTGCGAATGGTGAGGACGTATACAAGAAGATGGCTGCGGCCATTTACTCTAAAGCCGAAGCTGACATAACCTCCTCCGAACGGTTTGTGGGGAAGACCACGATTCTGGGTGCCGGGTACGGCATGGGTGGGGATAAGTTCCAAGCCCAGTTAAAAACCTTCAACGTGGACATCCCACTGGAGGAGTGCAAGCGCATCATCAGCGTGTACCGGCAGACCTACCCTGCTATCCCTGCGCTCTGGGCGGCATCAAACCGGGCACTAGACCGCATCTTTGAGAACGAGGAGTACGCACTGGGCAGGACGGGGGTGATCACGGTAGATGAGGGGAACTTTGGATTTGTGCTGCCAAACGGATTGCTCTTGCGGTATGATGGGTTCAAGAAGATCACGCAAAACAGCAGAGATCAGTACATCTACAAGACCCGCAAAGGTATAGTTAAAATCTACGGCGGCAAGGTGGTGGAGAATCTGTGTCAGGCCATCGCACGGTGTGTCATTGCAGAGCAGATGTTGAAGATCAGTAAGCGATATAAAGTCGTGCTTACTGTGCATGATGCCGTGGCGTGTATTGCGAAGAAGGAAGAAGCGGACGAGGCTCGCGCCTATGTCGAGGAGTGTATGCGTTGGACTCCAGCATGGGCAGAGGGCTTACCATTGAACTGCGAATCAGGAATGGCGGAGAGTTACGGTGACTGTTAAATACACATGGTCGTACAGCGGCATCAGCCTGTTCAAGCAGTGCCCGAAGAAGTATTACCGGCTGAAGATACTGAAGGATATTGTGGAGCCACCACAGGATCACTTGTTGTACGGTACTGCGGTACACCTAGCCGCTGAGGAATATGTAAGGGACGGCACCCCCATCCCAGCGAAGTACGGGTTTATCAAGGAGCAGTTGGATAAGCTAATCCAGATTAAAGGAACCAAGTACTGCGAATACGAGATGGGGTTGACCCGTGAGTTTGAGCCGTGCGCGTTTGACTCTAATGATGTTTGGTGGCGGGGTATTGCTGACCTGATTATTATTGACGGGGACAAGGCGTACCTTGTGGATTACAAAACAAGTAAGTCCGCGAAGTATGCGGATACTGGGCAGCTTGAGTTGCTGGCGTTAGCAATATTTAAACACTTCCCCGAGGTGAAGCGGGTGAAGGCCGGGCTGCTGTTCGTCGTGGCGAAGGACTTCGTCAAGGCCGAGTACACCAACGATAGCGGCAAGAGATGGGTAAAGTGGTTGCAGGATACGCATAGGCTGGAGGCTGCACTGCTGACCAACGTGTGGAACGAGAAGCCAAATTTTACTTGCAGAGGTTATTGTCCTGTTCTAGACTGTCTGCACAATGGCAAAGTTAGTTAAGAAGAACATGCACCACGTGATGGTGCTGGCCGAGCCAAGGAACCCGAAATACAAAGCTTTCTTTACCACGTACATTGCGCCGAGAGTTAGCATGGCGAAACGTTGGTTTAGTGAGGACTACCCTACCCTGAAGATTCGCAAGATTGCGTCTATGGGTATGAAGGAATACGAGATAGAAGCGAGTAAATACTATGCCTTATACGAAGAGTCCTAGACCGTACAAGCACGAGTACCAGATGGAAAAGAAACGCAAGGAGCATCCTGATCGGATGGAGCGGCAACGTGCTCGCCGTGCGCTGGATAAAACAAGTGCAGACAACAATGGCAACGGCAAGGCTGATAAGCGGGAAGGTAAAGATGTTGCCCACGTAAAGGCGTTGTCCAAAGGCGGTACAAATAAAGATGGCACTCGCATCCAGAGTGCATCAGTGAATAGATCTTTCAAGCGCAGTTCGTCCGGTGCCTTGGTATCGGAAACAAGCAAGCGCGAGAGAAAGAAGTAAAGCTATGGGGGGACAGTGGAAGGCGATAAAGGAGCTTTGGTCAGTTCACTTCTCGCTGGAAATACTCCCCCCACCAACACGCATGGGTATTGGAGCCTGAGTCCGCAAGACTTGGTAGGCTTGCCAAATGAGAGCCAGCAGTCCTAGGAAACTCTGGATGAGGCAAGCTAGATAGCCAGTACCCAGCCGTGTTGGGAAAGCGGATGCTGTGGAATAAGGCAGACAATTAATAAGTGCGAATTGTTAGTTGTCATAGCGCACCTCGCTAGGGGGTGTTGCCGAATATCTTGGCTATAACAGACGTAGCGAGTACCAACAACCTTTTTGGTTGGAATGAAAACTTCATTCCAGCCTGTTAGCCCTTGGAGAAGCAATGCAGATAATAGAAGACAAAGCTTTATTGCTGAAAGTCCGTGAGCCAAAGCGCATCACAGAAGTCATACCGAAGAGCAAGATGTTGGACAGTGGCGAGGTGTTGGTGAAGTGGGGGCTGGAGGAAGCACAGGTACTGAAGAACCTGCGTATCAAGAACGTGCCTTCTCCGATTGTTGCTCACTACGATTGGCCGGGACTTCACAAACCGTTTGCACACCAGAAGGATACCGCTGCGTTCCTGACCCTACACCGCCGGGCGTTTTGTTTTAACGAGCAAGGCACAGGGAAAACAGGCAGCGTGATCTGGGCGGCTGACTACCTGATGAAGCTGGGTATCATCAAGCGAGTTCTTATCCTGTGTCCTCTGTCCATCATGCAGTCGGCATGGCAAAACGATCTGTTCAAGTTCGCACTACACCGCACCTGTGCTATTGCCCACAGCTATTCCAAAGACAAGCGTATTGACGCGGTTGAGAGTGATGCTGAGTTCGTAGTCTGTAACTTTGACGGGCTGGGGATTATCCAAGACGCTGTGAAAGAAGCTGAGTTTGATCTGATTGTGATCGATGAAGCCAACGCCTATAAATCTGTTTCCACAAAGCGTTGGAAAATCCTTAACTCGGTGATAAAGCCTAGCACTTGGGTGTGGATGCTGACCGGTACCCCGGCATCGCAATCGCCTACGGACGCATATGGTCTGGCGCGTATCGTCAACCCAGCCTCGGTGCCAAAGTTCTTTGGGTCATTCCGTGATCTGGTCATGCAGAAGATAACCACCTTCAAGTGGGTACCTAGACCGCGTTCAGAAGACGTGGTGCATCAGGTGCTGCAACCTGCGATACGCTTTACGAAAGATGAATGCCTTGACTTACCTGAACTGACGTACACCACGAGGCAAGTGCCGCTCACCCCACAGCAGATGAAGTACTACGAGCGCCTACGGACGCATATGGTGGCAGTCGCAGCGGGAGAAGAGATCACGACGGTCAACGCAGCGGCTAACCTAAACAAGTTGCTGCAACTCTCATGTGGCGCGGTCTATTCGGATAGTGGAGAGACGATTGCGTTTGATGCATCTAACCGCATCGAAGCGTTGAAGGAAGTTATCGACGAGGCAAGCCACAAGGTGATTGTGTTCGTGCCCTACCGTCACAGCATCCAGATCATTAATGAAGAGCTAACAAAGAGTGGTTACTCCTGCGAGATTATTAATGGTGCGGTGTCAGCAAAAAAACGCACGGAAATATTTAATAAATTCCAAACAGGAGAGAACCCCCGAGTACTGATCATTCAACCGCAAGCAGCATCGCATGGTGTTACGCTGACCGCTGCTAACGTTGTTGTGTATTGGTCTCCTGTGATGTCTGTAGAAACGTATCTACAGTGCAATGCCCGTCCTCATCGCGCAGGACAACGCAACCCGGTGACTATTGTCCACCTACAAGGTTCGCCTGTAGAGAAACGTATGTATGCAATGCTTGAAGCGAAGATCGATATCCATTCACGCGTTGTAGACCTCTACAAAAATTTATTAGAATCTTCTTGACAGTGTATAAGTTTAAAATTATTCTGTAGTTGTAGTGACCTTGGAGAAAATAAAATGGAAGACGCTAAAGCAATTCCAACTGACAAGTTGGTAAGGACGTATATCAAAATACGTGATGCTCGCAAAGAGTTGACTGACAAGTATGAGCAAGAAGATACTCGGCTTAAAGAAGCACTTGAGTCGATTGAGAATGAACTGCTTGATGCGTGTAAGTTAATCGGTGCTGACAGTATCCGTACCCCCTACGGTACCTTGACGCGTTCAGTGAAGAAACGCTACTGGACAAACGATTGGTATTCGTTTCACGAGTTCATCAAAGAGAATGAAGCATACGGAGCTATGAATCTATTGGAGAAGCGTATCGCGCAAACCAATATGGCTTCGTTTCTTGAGGATAACCCTGACTTGCATCCACCGGGGTTAAATGTTGACAGCCGCTATACGGTTGTCGTTCGTCGTAAATAAGGAGAAGTAAATGAGTGATCTTGCCCTGCTGAACAAGAACCTTCCAGCACACCTGAAGGCCATCGAAATTGACGCTACAACTAAAGCCCTGATGGGTGGCGGCGGTGGCGACAACAAACGTATCTCCATTGAGGGGGGCGTCTGGAAGATGATGGTCAACGGTAAAGAAGTTGCCAAGAACGAAGACCGCACAATGAACGTTGTGATCGTTGCTGCTGCACCGAAGAAGTCGCGTACGTTCTACGCTGCTGCTTACAAGAAAGGTGTGGTTACCCCACCTGATTGCTGGTCTGCTGATAGCGAAGTACCTGACGCTAAGGCAAAGAACCCGCAGTCCAAGAAGTGCGCTGACTGCCCGCAGAATATTAAAGGCTCCGGTCAGGGTGACTCCCGTGCTTGCCGCTTCTCGCAGCGTCTGGCAGTTGTCTTGGAGAATGATATTGCTGGAGATGTGTATCAGTTGACGCTCCCCGCAACTTCGATCTGGAGCGAAAGCACCAATGGTAAATGGGCACTAACCACCTATGCCAAGATGGTTGCCAGCAAAGGTATCCCAATCTCTTCAGTCGTTACCGAAATGCGTTTCGACACTGATAGCGCCACACCGAAGATTACCTTCAAGGCCGTACGTTATCTGGAGACAGAAGAGTTTGAAACCGCTATGGAGCAGGGTAAAGCTGACGCGGCAACCCGTGCCATCACCATGACTGTTGCTCAAGCAGACGGCGTGAAGGAAGATGCGGAAGAGTTTGAAACCGTCGAGGTCGAGGAAGCCGCACCAGCCCCCGTAGCCACTGAACCTGTGAAACGCGCAAGCAAGAAGGAAGAAGCACCTGCGCCCAAGAAAGACGTGAGTGCAATTTTGGACGAGTGGGACAATGAGTAATGGCTACTCATTCCGATTCGCTAAGACTGTTAATTCCGCTGATACGTCGAAGCTAGGCGTTATCCTTGGGAACCTTTGCATAGAAAAAGATATTCCTGCGGTGGATGTGGCTGAGTACTTTGGTGTGACCCGTGCAACTATCTACAATTGGTTCAAGGGCACTACCAACGTACCACCATCGCATCAGGAAGAAGTAGCGAAGGTTGTTAAGGACTTACTAAAGCGTAAGTCTTAGTACAGGTTAAGGAGGCTAGGGAGCGCACCCGAAGAGGGTAGTTCGCCGTCACTATCCCTGCCTACCTTATTTTAAAAAGACGGTGAATCACGAGGCGGCTATGCTATCGAGGACAGACTTTTTGTCTCTAGTTCTACCCCCCACAGGCAACTACTGTGTGATGGGGTTGAAGGGTAAAGACAAACCACCAAAACAAGTATTCGTATCCTCGGTAGAAGAAATCAACAACTACGCAGATGCCTTTGTACACAGGGGAT